TTATTGAATCGGCAGTAAGTTAGTTGAACTTGCATCGTGCTCGCTTTCGGTCGCAACAGGGTCGACTTTGGGGGATTCTTTGACGTGCGCGTCGGACTTTGACGCGAACGCCCTCTGAATTGCCTCACGTTTGGCCGCACGTCCCATGTGTGCGTACCGCTGAATCACCTTCTGATCTACGTGTCCCATCAGGTCGCGTACAACCGCTTCGGACGCGCCCGCTTCCAACAGCCGGGTAGCGTAGGTATGCCTGAGGTCGTGCAACCGGCAGGACACACCCGCCGCTTCCCGCACGCTCCACCACGCCGATGCAATGTTGGTGCATGGCCGTTCCGGGTCAACAGGCTTGCCGCGATTCGCGAACGGGAAGATGTAATGGTCGGGTTCCGGCGCGCCGCACAGTTTCTTTTCGATCCATGCCCGATGGGCGATCAGGACCGCTTTCAACTCGGGAAGCAATGGCACTTCGCGGTACTCGCCTGCGGGAGTTTTGCTCAGTTCGGAGTGCACCCAACCGCCCATGAAATCGACTTGCCGCCATCGCATCGTCCGAACTTCCGCAGCCCGAAAGCCGGTGTACAGCGCCAACGCGATGTACGGCAGTACGTATTTGCTGCGGTTCTTTGCCGCTTCTGCGATCAGCGCGTCAGCGTCGGTTTCCGCAATGGCCTTACCTACAGGCGGTGCCGTTCGCCTCGACTGCCCCAGTTCAGGCCACGCAGTCTTTCGGTCAACTCGCAATGCCCTCGAAAGCTGGAACACTTCGCGGTTGATGGAGCAAGCCGCGGCACCTTCCGCCTCACGCTTGCCGATGTACTGAGCTACGAGCGCCTCGGTTACGTCGCACGCGAGATGCCCGCCCAGATGCTCAATCAGGTGCGCGCAGCGTTCGCGGATGTACCCTTTCGTCCGGTCCTTCTTGCCCGCCGTTCGCACCTCGATCCAGGCCCCGATAATGCTTTTCACATCGCGGATGCGATCCTCTGCTTTGGGCGCGGCCACGCCCGCAACGGCGTTCTCCAGTTCTCGGCGCCGCCGTTCCTCATAGTTCCGGGCGAGCGTCTTCTTTGTTTGCTCCGTTGATTCGCGGATGCGCCGCCCACAGTATGTGAAATCGCACCAGTAGACTTCAGACTCGCGCTGTTCCCCGGTTTCCTTGTCCCGGTATTTCGGTCGGTATACGGCCATGAATGGTTCTCCTTTGAATTGGCAAAGACACGAACGCGGGGATACGAGAACGGGCAGGTAGGCTATGCTTTCGATAGGCCATCGTCGCGCTAACCCCGCGATGCTGGTTAGGGTCGGAACGGTGTTCGTAGCACCGTTCCGACCCGCTTTGAATCATACGCCCGCCTGAAGCGAGAAAGCAAACCTTATTTCTGTTTTCCCGGCCCCTTCCAAGTCGTGTTTCGCCATCTATGCAACTCTGACCTGCTGTAGAATACAGAGATGCACGTCCGAAAAGCTTACGATGAACTGCTGAAACTGCTCGACACCGCGCCCGCCAATCTCGACATTCTCACGAAAGCCACCGTGCTATTCGACGGTATGGAGAGGTCCAACATGGACACGGCCGAAGGAGAACGCCCCAATGGAATCGTCAATGAGAAACTACATTCGGCGCGCCATTGGTTCGAAATCTTGTGCGGCGTAGGCGAAGAAGGCAATTGGACGGAAGCCGAACTTCGTCAGTACATCCGCGGAGATCGCTCACGGTAAAGGCACATGATCGCCTGTCGGCGGCCTTCCAGCGCTGGACGCAGGTAGGTCGGCCCGGTCTTACGTGAGCAACAAACATGGCTTACACTCCACTTAGGAACTTACTGCGATAAACCTGATACGCGGGCGCCGGGTCCAGTCTACCCGTCGCCATGGCTTTCATGCGCGCCGCTTGATCGGCCAACTTGAACCCGCTCATATAGAGCGCGTGCAATGCCGCCGTCGCATAAGCCCGGCAGTCCAACGCCTCATTCCGCACGCCGTCAGGCTTGTAGAAGTACCTCTCTGCCCGCCCGTGAACCGCGCGCGTCTTGACGCGCTCAGCCGTCAGCATGTCGAAGTAATCGCGCTCCCGTGACAGCGGGAAATGGCAATACCCCGCGCCCGGCAGATTCACGCGCAATTTGCCGTACACCCGTTCTTTTGCCGTGTCGCTGCCCACGATGAAGAACTCGCCCTTATGCACGCCCTTCGACGCACGTCTCGGCCAAATCGGTTTACCGAAGCCCGACGCGCCTTTCACGGCGTAAACCTTGCGATTCAGCCGCGGCCGGCAGAATTCCAGTACTTGCGCCATTTCGAAGCCAGCATCTATGCACGCCGCGCTGATCGGCAGATCGAACCCGCGTTCATGCCTCCACTGACGAAGCAATAGCCGGTCAAGTTCACACCACACCTCCGGTTGTCCGGTGTCGCCGTACAGAACGTGATAGGCGACAGACCATGAGTCCTCACCATCACCCAGGCCCAGCACCTCAAACTCGATACGATCGCCCTGCACGTCGGCACCGGCTACCAGCAGACACGCCCCCATCGGCACCTCGGCTGCGAACGGTTCACGGCGCGAGTAGAGCCCATCGGCATCAAGCGGCAGCGCCGTTTCATCTTTCCAGCATTCGCCCCATACCGTGTTACAGAACACCTGAAGCGTCTCGCGGGTCTTATTCGCCTCGATGAACTCCGCGGCCAGTTCGCCCCAGGACGGCCAGCCCACAGGCGCGTACAGCGCGCTGATGTGGTAGCCGCGGGTCTTCCCGTCGCCGGCAGCCGTCGCGCGCCACTCACCGCTCGCCAGCATCTCGGTTTTCTGCCAGTTCTCAATCGGTGCCTCGCACGCCTCACATTGATACCGCGCCGTTTCGGGTTTGTCTTTCTCCCAGATAACGTTCGCCCACACGAATACTTGGAACTGCCCACATCTCGGGCAAGGCACGAAGTACCGCCGCTGATCGCTGATCTTGAATAGCGCATCGATTCGGCTCAAGCCCTCGAGCGTCGGCGTGCTCACCGCGAGAATCTTCCGCTGTGAACCGAAAGCCACGGTACGCTTGACTGCCAACTGAAAAGGGTCGCCCTCGTTGTCCGCGTCCGCCAGCCATCCGTCAAGCTCGTCGCACAATACGTATTTCGCCGGCAGACTACGAAGTCCAACTGCGGAATTCGCGCCGGTCAGAATCAGCACGCCGCCGTCGAATTCCTTCATGAGAATTGTGTTGCCACTATCGCGGGAACGCGGGTCTTTAACCCGCCCGCGCAATACAGGCGTGTTCTCAATCAGCGCATCCAACCGTTGTTTCGAGAACCGCTTTGCCATTTCCACGGACGGTTGCACAAGCAATGTAGGCGCGGGCGCGTGGTGCATCAGGTAGCCGCAAGTGTTCAGGAGCACTTCCGTTCCGCCACATTGCGCGCTTTTGACGAACACAACACGCTCACACGGCGCCGCGGGCGAGAGCGAATCCATGATTTCCCGCAAAAATGGCGTCCGGTCCGTCCGCCACGGCCCCGGCTCGGGTGACGTGTTATCCAGAATGCGGTTTTTGTCGGCCCACTGGCTCACTGTAAGGCGCGGCGGAGGAAGCAAGGCTTCGGCTGCCTCACGCCATACCTGAAGCGTCCTGGAGTCCCTACGCTTCGCCATGGATACCTCTAAGGCACTCCTCAAGCTCATCTCGCAGAATGGCCCGCACGTCGGCTTCAGAACGGCGTGCCAAGCGCGCGCCTAAACGGTCGGGCAGCATCAGCACACGGTCTTTCAGTGCGCCCAGCTTGTCCGCCCAGACCTTCCGCACCTCGGCCGTGGGTAGAAGGGCGCCGCGCTTTTGATCGCGCTCCATCTCGCGGATTTCCGCGAGCGCCACTTCCTTGCGGCGCCGCGCTTCGTTTTGCGAGATCTTGGCGCGTTGATCGGCTTTGCTCAGTCTTGGCATTGGAATCGGAAAAAGAGTAGGGCTTGGGAAAGGAGGAACCCAAGCTCTACATGAGAGCCGCCGTGACGTGCTGTGCCATACACGTGGGAGACGGCCCGCGGGTGAAGAGGAACCCGCCCCAGGTGACGCGGCAAGGGGACAGGAGGGAAACCCGGCCGCGCCGAACTTGATTACGCTCCGCCCGTGATGCCGTGAACGCCCAACTTGCAGCGAACGGTCGTAACACCCGCGCCGGCAGCAGAGACAGCTACGCCCGCGAGAGGCTTGCTGCCGCTGCCGGCCGTTTTCGTGAGGCTTGGCCCGGCCGCATCGTAGTACAGCAGATCGCCCACGCCGATGTCATCGGCTGCCGCCGCCGGCAGCGCGTACACACCCACGGTGGAGATCTCCACCTCCGCGCCCTCTACCGCATCGAATGCGGCAACGCCGATGAGACCGCCGACTACCACAATGTCGCCACTCGACACGCCGCCCGAAGGTGCGGTAACGGTGACGGTGTTTCCCGGTTGAACAAAATTTTTCATTAGATTCCTCGTTTCGTCTGAACTGTGAATTGTCGTGACTGCGGAGACTGCAATCGTGCAATCTCCGCGTCGATTTTCTGCAACGCCGCGTCAAGGTCCGCCTGGGTCCGGTAGGTAACGCTCTTGTCGCCGAACTGCACCTGTGACAAGCCCTGCATCGCGGAAACGATCTTGTCGCGTTGCGCTCGCAACTGGTCAAGCGTGAGAGCCATGACTACGCGTTTCCCTTGTACGCGCCTCGGTAATCCACGCCGCCCGCGCCGAAGTCCAGCCGCGCGCGGATCTCCACTCCGTCAACGTCGAAGCCGTTGCGCGTCTCGATGTTGACGCCCTCGAATCCAGCGAGATAGGCGTACTCGATAACCGGCAGTACAGCCGGATCCGCGAAGATGTACCACGCGGTCGCGGAAATCACCGAATCAAGCCGCGGGTCAACAACCAACTGCAGCTTGCCCGAAAACGGGTTTACGTCGTCGGTCGCGGTCGCATAGATCGAGGCGAGGAATTTTTCGGCCGCCGTCTCCAGCGCCGCGGGAACCAGCAGATACTTCGGTGTGACGTTGATCGGCGTAACGCCGTCCATGCCCTTCATTCCGCGCATGGCCAGCCGCGCCGCGCTGATCGTGGTCTCACCGATGGCCCCGCCAGGATTCGCCAGGTTGCCATGGTCGGAGTGGAAGATGGCCTTACCGTCCGCCAACTTCGGCCCCACTTTGGCATTTTCGGCCAGTTTCTTCGCCAGAAACCCGTTTTCGAATTCTTGGGCGGCCATACCCCAGCCCGAAGCGATATCCGCCAGTAACCCCAGATCATCGTTGATGACAAGCTGGCGCGCCATGCCGAACACCTTGCCGAACGTCGAGACGGAGTAGCTTTCCTTGCCGTCAACAATCGAGCCGCGCTTGAATTCGCCGAGCTCGTTCACCTTTTCGAGCGTCGGCAGTTCGCCGCGCCGAATCAGGTTGCGGCCCTTGAAATCCGGGTGCGATGCGCCGCGCTTGCAGACAACTTTGATGCCGCTCGGCGCCACCTGGTAGGCTTGCGCCACGGCTTTGTTCGCAAAAACCCCCACGACGTTCGCAAGGTCGCTGGTGGTGTTCAGACTGCGGGTGATGATTTCGGCATCGCTGCCGAAAGTGGAAAGGCCCCGGTGCCGTAGCAACTCGCGCGCTACGTCACCCAAGCGCCGCCCAACAAACGGACGCGCCTGCTCGGACGGCGTGAATGCCGGGTCGATGCGGCAGTACAGCGCCTCACCCGCTGCCCGCGTCAACTCCTCGGGCGCCTGCTCGCGGGTCACCACTGCCGGTTGCCTGTTGTCAATTGATGGGACCGCGCGCGCCGCCTCTCGGATAATCCCGGCTCGCGCATCGTCCAGGGAGATGTCGCGCTGAATCAGGTCGTCTGCGAAGGATGCGGAGACCCCTACCGCCGTAGCGATAGATCGAATCTGCTCTTGTTGCTGTTGTTCCATATTTTCACCTCTCGTTTTGGCTTGGGGGTCCGCCCCAATCGGTACAAAACTGATCTCGTGTACAATCACCTGCTCGGCTTCGCGAACGCGCTTTCGCCCTCGTGGACTTTCGCGCCTTTTCGGGACGGTGAAGCCGAACGAAAGCGAATCGAGGATGCCAGTCTCGATGTCGCGCCGGATGCCGGCCAAGTCCGGACGGTCGGATAGCCGGATCGTAGCCAAGGCGCGGCCATCTTCCACGCGGATGTTCTCCGCGCGCCCGATCACCGAATCCACGGTTCGCTGATGGTCTTTGAGCACGGGAACGGTTTCACGTGCCGTGCTCCATGCGCCCGGCCTCATGTTCAACCGCTCGCGGTATTCGCCTTGATAGTCACGCCGGACAACATCCGCCCCGGCCGAAACGACGGCCTCAAGCGTTCCGTGTTCCGCGTTGAAACTGCTCGGTTCGAAATTTGCGTTTCTTAAGATCATGCAATTTGCTCCTTCGTGAAAATTCCAGGTTCGCGATTGCGCGATCTAACGGCGTGGAATTGCGGTATCGCAGAACCCAGGCGAGATCATCCGCCCGCAAGTCCTTCGCCTCGGCGCCCTCGAATTTGCCGGTCATGAAAACCATCAGTCACTCTCCTTGATCTGCTGTGCTTTGTTCCTGACCCTGCTGGGTAACTTTGCGTGGGTCTGAATCGAGCGTCAGGCCCAAAGAATCCGCGCGCGCGTTATCCGCGGCAATCTCGCGGTCGATGTCCTCGACATTCCAGCCGGTCGAGGAAACATCCTCCGCTCGGCTGGTGAGCCCCGCGCGAATCTGCGCGATGCGCGCTGAGGTCTCGGCTTTTACGTCCAGCATTGAAATCCGCGGCCCGATCCATCGCGCCGGCTGCGCCGCGGGAATCACGCCCAAAGAAACCGCCTGCCGCATCCAACGCGCGAGAATAGGCGCGCACACCTGCGGGACCATGAAGGCGTGCTGAATGGCGTCGATGTTCCGCGCCCACTCCAGCAGCGCCATGCGGCCGGATGCGAACGTGCATGAACTGATATCGTTCGCCAGCACCTCGTAAGGGACGCCCGCACCACTCGCAATCTTGCGCAGGACGGAGCGCACGAACGGGTCATAGGTCGGCCCCGCGTCAGGTGGCCTGGAGAACTCGACAATTTCGCCCGGCTGCAATCTAACCATGGAGCCAGGTTCGAGCGTGGGAACTGTGTTGTTCGCGTTCAGGGGGTTGCTGCCGTCCGCCGTCTGGACATACCCGCAATACAAACTTGCCGTCTTCGCGCGGACGGTCTCGGCCTCTTGATATTCGGCAAGCTCCCGCAACGCCAGCAGGACCGCCGCCAGCCAAGGGGCTCGCGCTCGCGCCTGGTGCGATAGGTCGAAACACATGCAGGCACTCGGACGCGGAACGAATACCGAACGCATCGGCGCCAGTGTCGGATGTCGCTCATACAGCCAGTACCCATCACGCCGCACGCCGTCATACCGAATGCCCGCGAATGTGTGGGCGTCCACGTGCGACGTGTCCAGGAACTCAGGCCCGAGAACTTGAAGCGTCAGAGGAAGGGCCGCATCGGGATTCAGGCCGAATCGGATGAAGCACTCTCCGCTCACCATGACGGTCTGGAGTGTGAGCCAGAGAAACTGTACCCAATCAAGACGGCCCGCGGCATCGCAGGAATCAGCCCAAGCGCCCCAGGCCTCGGTGATGGCGCGATCCTTGAACTGCGGATTCAGCCCCGCCGCGCCGATCACGGCCGCCAGCGTGGCGTCTACAATCTTGCGCGCCCAGGGGTTGTTTTTGAATTCGCCCTCGCTGCGGGCCCGTACGATAACGGGGATGTCGAGCCAGGCGTTAACCGCTGCCGGTCGCGCGTCCCAATTTGCCAGGCGGTTGCCCGCGCCGGCAGCATCCCAAGCCGTGTAAGAGCGTACCTCTGCCGCCCGGCCGATCAGCCGGTCAAGAAATCCTCGTATGTTCATGTGGTTTACCTCAAGTTTTGGGGGTTGGCGCTAGTGACATCACGCAATGGGGCTACCCGCCCGCCATGGCCTCAAAAGATCGTTTGACGGGCGGCATACCGGGCAGCATCGCTCGCAAAACAGGCCCACGAGATGCAACGGCATGTGAACAGGCTCGCGCCTCTCGCCGCAAGTCGCGCACGGTGCGGAGATCCGCAGACTGCGAAGGCAAGGCTTCGGCGCCGGCCGTGTCGGTGTGTTAGGCAACATGTTTTCCTCCAGGCAGAACCTTCAACTTGCTCCGCACGTCCGCAATGAGCCTCTCGGACTCCTCCGTCCAGCCGCCGACCTTCAGTTGTGCGTGCCGATCCAGCGAGATCTGTTCGCCGTCCGCCGCCGTGAATCCAGGAATCGAACAATTGCCTTCGATTCCATCAGCCGGCCGATGGCGCCAGCAAAGAACGCCTCTCAGTTCCGCCGGTCCTTCCACGCGCCCACGCGATCAATCATCGTGGTGACCAGCCACTCCAGAGCCGCCAGGTCGGGACACATACGCGCCAACAGCTCTTGGATTGCCGCCTGCGTCATCGGGTCGGTGGGATAGAATTGCAGCATCGCTAATCTTGCATTTGCACTTTGTAAATGAGCCTTAGTGAATTTCGCCAT